CGCGACGCGTTTCCAGAGCGAGAGCCGCACGCTGTTGCGTCAGGCAAATGACAGTCGCCAGTAATGCAATGATGTATATACTAAAAGCCAGCAATGCTGTTTTAATATTAGACGCAATCCCATGAAACAAAAGGATTTGTTTCTAACGATGTCCACACATCGTCCACACATCGAAAAAGCGTCCACGTGACGCAAACGAAAACCCCCGAGATTCTGCGGGGGTTTTTGCACGTCCTGCGCAGATCTTTTTTTACCAACTAACCCGCAGTGTTTTGCAAAAACCAAATCCCTGCCAACAGGCCGCCAGCCCGCGCCGCACATGACTTTTCCGCGCTGACCATCCACGAACGGCGGCAACCGCCCCGCCGATTTGATCGTGACGGAAAGTAAAACGATCCTTTTAAAAACATCAGGTTAACCAATCAGTTAGGCGCTGCCGACGCGGCAACTTTTGCGAAGTGCTGCAAATCTTTGCGCGGCGTGCAAGAGCCCGCAGACCGCACAAGCCCAGCGACAGCGCGGGCTGGCGGGTTGCTTTGCGCAAAAAATCTTTTGCAAAATTTTTATGATCCAAATACCGCAGGCGGGTGCGGTGTAGCGCCGTTTCCGTCTCGGATCCGCTTCCGTCTGCACTCTGTCGCTTCGTCTCTGGGGCGTGGTTAAACGAACGCAAAAAAGGCCGAACGGTGTCGGCCTGTGGTTTTTGCTCTTGATGTGGGGCGTTCTGTGGCGTCTGGTGACGTGGTGGTTTTCGCCTGCTTTTCGTCAGGCAATCAGGGGGCTGTATTTAACTTTTAAATTGCTCGCTTTCGTAGCAGTTCCAGTGAACTGCGATGCCTGGCCGCTGGCTCCAACGCTTGGGTGCGTGTGCGACGCGCATATCTGTGCCAGTTCGTGGACAACGTCCAGGGTGTCAGTCAGCAATGTCAGGACATTAGTTGTCTCACTGCCCAGTTTAACGGAGGCCCCGATCAACTCCTGCGCGGCGGCAACGCTTTTTTTTATGCCGGTGATTTTCTCTGTAAGTCCTCCGCCGATGGTGAGATCAACTTCACCCTTGATGTTGTCTTCCAGCTTGCCGCCGACGTCGCGTTTTACGTTCTGGCCAACACTGACAGAATTATCCTTGCTGCATGTCACCGTCAGATTGCCGGACGTGCCTATGCTGTAATCGCCCTCGCTAATATGAACAACCGCGCCAGCCAGTAACGTGACCGTTCCCAGCACGGTTGTTTTATCCGTCGCCTGGACTGTCGTTTCGCGGGCAACCAGCTTCCGCTTTTCATCATCGGCGGTCACTTCCCGCGTCATGGAAGTTTCGCTAATCGTCTGGTCAGTCTGGCGCACCCAGTCACCGGCGACGGTCACCCGCTGCGATACACCATCGCGCTGTTGCTGTAACTGTTCACCTGGTTTCACCGCTGGCAGGTTATGCCCCTGTGGCATGATCTGACGTATGAACGGCTTATCCTGCCGCCCCTCCACGAATCCAACCTCAACCAGTGTCCCAGGCGGTGGGAACTGGAACATTCCCGACTCACTGCCCGCCATAGGCACCGGCAGCGGTACAGCAGAATAAACCGGCGTATTGGCTGCCGCGTTGCCGTTTTCATCCAGCAGTTGCAAATCCACGGCGTAACGCGGGCGGAATGGGTCTGCGATGTCACCCCCGGAAACATCTTCGCTTGGGGCTTCAACCCTGGCGAGTTTCGGCAAATGCAGCCCGGAAGCCAGTTCTGGATAAGCGCTTTCAATCTGTCGCTGGATGGGGGATTTTTGCAATGGTTTTCCGGTGGCCTTGTTACGCGGCAACCAGGTGATAGTCATATCATCGTTGTTTAGCTGAACCTGGCTTAAGCGCTGGCCGTTAACCTCAACGCCGGGGCGCAAGCTCTGAATCATCGGCACAACCATTGAATTACCAGCTGCGGATGCCTGGCTAAATTCGTGCGGGATTTCTACGGGCTTTCCAGCGAACAGACTATCCGCTGCGGCACCTGTGAAGACCGCGCCGTCCGGTAACTGATACCAGACGTAATCTGTTATTGAGAATGCGCGGCCCAGGCTCGCTAAAAGCTGATATCCGGTTCCGCTGTGCGTAAAGTGCGGGATTGGCTTATCCGCATAAGCAGCACCGGCAGGCGGGGCAACGGTCAGCCCGCTTTGCTCGGTAATCCAGTCAGTGATCTGCCGTAACGTGGGATGCTGGAAAGAGCACGGCCACAGCTTATCGAATACCCCGACAAGCTCACGCACGAATAAACGGCATGTGCCATTATCCGCAGGCTGGGACCGCTCAACGTAACCGGTGAACCAGCGCAGGACCAATCCGTCATAACCCACATCCACACGAACCACCTTACCGGTGTAATCCGTTTCAGTGCTGGCCGTAATGAAGCCGCGCCCGCAGGCGTTCAATTCCAGCACGATATTGCAGTCAACCATGTGGATATGATCGCTGGAAAGATAAAGGCGTTTTATTGGTTTCATTATTTACCCCAGCGCGTCGTTGACTGGTTTCAGGACCTTTTCTTCGAACCAACTCATTTTGTCGGCTGGCTCGTCTGCTGCGGCGGTGGCACTACCGCCCGCTGCGCCGGTTTGCTTGGTGCTGGCAGTGGCGTTGCCTTTACGCGCCTGACGCTTTTCTGGCACGCTGTTTTTTTCGCGCAAGGTAAAACTAACCTGCCAGGCGAGACGGTCCTCCTGGGGAACGGCATCAATTTGACCGGTGAAAGTAGCTTCACGGAAATTGATTGCGGTCGCGGTAGCATTGGCTACGCGATACGTTTTCAGTGCTCCGCTGGTTTCAGTTGCGGATGCCAACTGGAAAAGACGCTGTAACACCGCCTCGTCGTCAAACGTCACCAGACCAGAAACGCGCAGTTCTTTGGCTTTGATGCCCTGCTCGGAATTGGTCGTGCTCGATGTCTGCCCGGACTGGTCCTTTTCCTGAAATTGCATCGAAGGGGAAACCAGCATGTTTTGCATGGTAATCCCTTCGCCGTTAAGCGCCAGTAGCGCGGTCTGGCTCATGGATCATTTTTCCTAAATCAGTAAGTGAATCACCAATAAACAGCATTGCCGCAGTATGCACAGCGGTTGTGCGGGGAATGTTTTTTAGTAGCTCCACGGCGGCAAAGCGATGCGGGCCGGCATAAGAGAAAGACAGGATCTCAGCGCTTGCCCCCTTCAATTCATCCAGTGACTCGCTTAACGAATTCAGCAGGCTTGCCCGTTCCTGAATAAATCCGGCAATCTGACTTTGCAGACCTGTGACACTGGCAGGCAGTGCGGCAGCAAGTTTCGCGGCGGCGACCCGCTGGGCATTAACTGCAAGCCGGTTAGTTGATACTGATAACGGCGCGGCGATAGGCAATGCCGCAACTTTTGACGGTAATTGCATTTTTACCGTGCTCAGTTTGGCCGCCGCTGCGGCCATGCGGCTAACCTGGGTAAAAACTGGCGCAGGGAATACCGTTGCGAGGTTACCCAGGGCTTTCAAAAACACGTCATGGGTATTTTCAGCAACCATCATCACGATCACATCCCCGCTCAGACTACTGGATGCCAGCTTGCCCGCCAGATATGCAAGCGCGTTAGTCGGGCTGAGATATCCGCCAGAATCAGCGGCCTGGCCCAGTCCATATACCCACGGATGCGCCGGAATGATCGAGCAACTTAGCGGGGCCATATCATCGGCAATTTTTATAACCGATTCCTTCCACATTACTGCGGTGCCTCCGGCCAGTTTACGGGCAATACAGTGAGGTCCAGACTTTCCAGCTTTTCGATATAATCCAGCCATTCGTTCAGCGTATTTAATTGCACATCTGACAGCGCGCGGCCGGTCATTAATCTGGTCTGTGGAACAATGATTTGCTCTTTTGCTTCACTCAGCAAACGATCACGATTTTCCTCTGCCTGTTGCTGTAATTCTTCCGGGCTATAAACAAATGGCATGATTTTTTTACCATCAAAAACCCAGCGCGTGCCCGAATCAAAGAATTTCGCCGGGACACTGGCTTTGCGAACTTCTGCAACCGATAGATTCTCAGGGGCAAGCATCGAAACATCCCATGATGCAGCGACAATGATCCCTTTATCATCAAACATGAATTTCAAACTGGTAGCTGAGAATTTAACTTGTGAGTCATACCAGTCGTTACCATCCTCATCGGTAAACGCCATAATGGAAATACCATCAAGTTGCTTAGTATCAGCCGTGAAATTTTTCATTAACATCATGTTATTTATCCTTACGCGTAGGCCGCTGTAACCCATGAACCGCCATTAATCTGATACTGGAGCGGACGAAGGCGGATCCAGTAATTTGAACTCCCCCGGTCAGCAAATGACGTCATTACACCGCCAGTCATGCGCTCACTATTACCGCGTTCCTGATATTCAGCCGATGCCCCAAGCCGAACGCCGGTTATATAATTTCCTTTTGCCTGATAACGCGCGTCGCTTTCGGCTTTTGTATATGCGCCAGTCTTAGCCATATACCCCGCATCCGATTGGGCTTTGGTGTAATAGCGCGAATCAGAAAGCGTTTTAGTGTAAAAACGCGCATCAAAGTTAGCAAAATCACCAGGGATTAATTGCCCTGGCGCGGCAAAGTTCCCTTTTGTGTCCCATTTATAATTAACATCCTGTCCGGCACTGCCCTTCATGTGCAAATGCCAGGAAAGTTCATCGCCAGCGACAAGAGACCCAAACGAAAAAGCCCAAGAGTTTTTACTGGCGATAGTTGCCAGTTGTTTTATTACTGCATGGTATTCACTTGTACCGGTGGTTGAATATGAATTAAAGAACGCCGCTTTCGCTTTATACTGCTCTGCCCAAGCAAACGGACCGCTATAACCTGCGGTAATCTCCTTTGAGGCGTAAATTGTATTACCTACAGTCAGTGGCGTTTCAGATTGCAGCGCACCGGTTTCAAGACTTACACGCAATGGTCGGAGCGTGTTATAAGCTCCGTAAGGGTCGCCCTTATTGGTCAGCATTAAATAAAGGTTATTGCCGTCATTACGCCAGAAAGAACCATAATCGCCGTAAACAATGCGAAAATTATTAGCGGTTTTTCCAATGATTTCACCGTCAAAGGCTCCGTCCGGATTGAATATGACCGATTTCCCATTCGCCCTTAAACTGACGCGCCCATTAACATCAATTTCAATACCGCTATTCGAATTATAGTTCCACAACATCAGGGATTCGCTGTTTGCATTCGCTTTCCCCACATACCATGAGTTAGAACCATCTTTTTTATACGACATGATGTACTGGCGCGTATCGTCCCCTGTGCTCCTCAGCGCAATATTTGGCGCATTCATGGCAATCGCCAGTGAACCAGACAACGTGCCGCCGTTAGTACTGAAGAACTCAAGCCAGTCAGTCCAGGGACCATTGCCATTAAAAATACCGGTCAAAGCCCGAACAAAAATACGGCTGCTGTAAGAAATATACATTTGCTGGCAGCCGTACGCAGACGGTGTAACAAAAAGCGTACCCGCCGCATTAACGGGATAATGGTTAGCCGTTGTTGCTGACGCATTAGCCTGTTGCTGATAAATACCGACATCTGTCGCTTTGCCCAGCGTATTCAAATCCACGCTGAGATTATTGCTTGCAACGGGCAGGCGATTATTCGCGTTATCGTTAGCAGCCTTAACCGCTTTAGGCGTTGCCGCCAGTGCTTCACTGTCGCTGTTCGTCGCGCTACTGAGTTGGACAAATCCTTTCGCGTCGGTCGTTGCATCCGGATGATTACGTGACTGCTCATGTTTTTTCAGCGCATCGGTTGCAGCCTGATCGTTAAGCGTACCTTTCGGGCGCAGGTCGGTAATATTCCCGCTGGCGTCTATGCTCGCCAGTGCAAAAACATAATGCTGGCTGCCATTTTCCATGTAATCGGCGAGATTCGCGGCCACAGTAATTTTGCTTTTTACGGCCCATTCGCTTGTTAACGTTCCCGACCAAGACACATCCAGCCAGACTTTTACAGGTTTCGTTGATACAGCGATGTTCTGGTTTGCGGCCAGTTCAGTACGTAGCCCGGCGACGTAACCCGCGCCTTTCGTGACAAAATATTGTGTACCGCTTTTAGCAACCAGGTAGCCATTATCAAAAAACGCGGCCGCACCATACAGATCGATATTCTCCAGGCGCTGGCGCTCATCCATAGAAGCCAGGCGGGCAGTAAAATCAATCTGCCATGTTTCTGCTGGCGTGGTGATGTTAGTTGCCGCCTGTGCGCCGCTGTATTCCATCAGCATTGAGCGCACCAGGACGTTACCTTGTTGACCGCTGGCATTCTTAATTTTGCGTTGCGTCGGCGCGTGGATAATCATTGCCAGCGTGCCGGTCGCTTTATTCGCAAGTCCGATCCAGTTGAAATCAAAATCCCCGACGTCCGCGCCCAGAGTCACGGAATAGACAACGGAATCACCGTTTACCACGCCGGACTTGCTGACCGCCTGACGGTGAACGATTTTATCGGCGGCCGGTGTGGTTTCGGTGTTAGCAACCGGCTTTTCAACATCCAGACCTGGGATAAAGGCAAAAATAAACTCATCCAGCAGGACGGGCTTATTATCTACAGCCTGCTGCGCTTTCCATTCAGTAAATGCTTTTGTAATTACAGCCTGTGACATAATTTTTTCCCTACAGCAAACTGGCGCTATATGTCGCGCTTGATTCGTTTTTTACATCGCCCAGCGTGGCGGGCCAGCAAATATAGTCACCCTGATACCAGCCAATATTGATGTGCACCGGCAGGCTGGTGATCACCTCGAAGCGATACCGGCGACACGTCCGGCCATACTTGCGAATAATTTCTAACAGCAGGTCGCTGTTGTCTGATACCTGGCTATCTGTAACCCGGACGGTAATGACATCCCAGTCCATGCCCTCCTGGCGCTCTTGCAGTTCGACATAGCCGATCCCAAGCCGCTCAAAAATGGCTATAAACCCGGCTATCTCTCCGGCCTGCTGCGCGTTGATAAATGCGTAACTCACGCGCTTGCGATACAGGCCGATTGGTTCCCCTTTAAAGCGGGCAATATCACGTTCCCAGGCGATAAGATTTAATAGCGGCTCTGCGCAGGTCAGCGGGTCAAACTGTCTCAGCGGCCAGGTTAGCCAGCTATAGACCTGTGACCAGAACTTCACGCAGGCACGCAGCAGCCTTGCCGGGTCTCCACGATCCATCCATGACGGCAATTTCAGACCGGCCAGCAGTCGGGAAAAATCAGTCATTGACGATCTCCACGGTTAAGCCTGCGAGACGCGGGACCGATAGTTCACTGACAATATCGGTCAGTGAGAAACTCAGTGAATCGACCACCGGAAACGCCTTATGAATTTCCCTGCCCAGATTCGAAAATGAGAAACGCGCATAAGGCCACGTTTTTTTAACGTCGTAGTCGGCATTCTCACGAAACGCACAGCGGATCAGATTCGTGATGTTGCTCTTCAACATGCTCAGTTCTTCCGGCTCCATGTTTTCGACGCTTTCCACAAACACGGTTACCGCCAGCGTGTGGCTGGTTTCAGGCATGGCAAAACACTGCATATCATCGCCGTGGCCGTGGTGGCCCTGGCTGTTCACATAATCATTTACCGCATCAATAAAGGGTTGCGAGGTTTCACCGCTATCCAGCAATAAATAGGCGTTAGCCGTACCAGGTCCGCGCGGGGCGTCATGCAAAAAGAAAATGCGATCCATACTCAGACCTACTACGCCCGCAATCATGCTGCGGTAAACGGCGTCGGTGTGGTAACTGCCAACCAGATTGAACTGGTTGCGCACGCGGTCGCGCAGCTCGTCGTCTGTTTCCTCATCAGCCCCAGGCGTCAGTAACCAGTCTTCCTCATTCACGGCACTGTTAATACCTGCGACGGCGACCGGCAAAATGCGGTAGTAACCCGGCGCAAGGTTGTAGCCGCTGCCGCTGCCGGTTGCCGCGACCGGCACCAGCCCACTTTCAACGCCCGCGGCTATCGTCGTGGCCTCACTAACGGCCAGCGAATACACCACGCCGTTAATTCTTTCCGTTTGCACTACCGTTCCGGCAGGGATGACCACTTCATCCCCCGCGTTCAGCTTATAGAATCGCAATACGCCTGCGGCTGGGCTGGCTGGCTTGGCCTCGATATTCACGGCCCAGGCAAGCAGGCGCAGCATTGAACCGGTAGCCGTTGCAACAAACATATTGCGCAATACGACATTGATTAACGCGTCGCGCAGCCACATCACCGGCGTGGTGACAATTTTCGAAATCAGACGCCAGAAAGGTGACATTCTCGACGTGTTGGTGACAAAACCTTCCGCCTCAACGGTTTTCTTGAAAATCGCCGTTACCTCGGCTTCTGTCGACGGCATACCGCTGTCATTCAGAACCTTTTCAAAATCGACATCTGGTTTCTCAGTCATAGTTAACCTCAGTTCCCACGCTGCCAAACTCATACGTTTCTGCGGTGACATACAGCCTGGTGATGCTTTCTTCAGTGATGACTACCGTTCCGGGGACAAGACGTTCATCACTTTCCACCAAAAGGGATAGCTGGGTCAGAACATCACCGCGCATCGTTGGGCTACGCTCGCCAATCAGTCGGGTTGTCACGCCGCTTTCAAGGATGCTGTGAATGATGTCCTGGGCGATGCTGTCACGGTTATTACATCGCTGTGGCTCGCTCCCACTGTCCAGGGTGAAATCTCCGTCAGTGATCAGGAGATCGATATAAAGCGGTTCAGTACTCATCCGGCGTTAAGCTCCTGCCATTCGGCCAACTGGGCCGGGGTGATTCCGTTCGGGGCATTGATATACGTATCGCCCCACGTCTTACGGCTATCCACTACGGTTTTGGTGTCAGATTTCACCTGACTTATCAGGCCACCGCGTGGGATATCCGCATTGATTTTGTTACCCGTCAGCAATGACGGGGCGTTCAGCGCTGGGGGGCGATCAGGAATGACATTACGGTCCTGAACTGCTGTTACACCGGGAACAACACCGGCTCCGGCAGGCACCGTCACCCCTGCGGGGTGTGCTACTGGCGGCTGTGCTGTAGTTTTGAGATCGATATTGATGCCGGGAATTTTGTTTAACTTCTCTGCAATCCAGTTATAGGTGGATGCAAAGGTGCTTTTCAGGGTGTCGAAAAGTTTCCTGAATACGCCCCCGATGGTGTCCGCGAATCCTTCAAAAGAAGCGAGCGGGGACAGGCCAGCGAAGAAAGCAACCACAACGGCCCAGCCGTCAGTGATGGATTGCCAGACGCTGGCAAAAACCTGCCCGACCTGTGCGGCAACATTCATCACCCAGGCAAAGGCCGCCGTATTCATGACCGCCGTTGTCAGTTCTTCCCAGTGATTCACGACATACCAGACGCCCAGCCCCAGCAGTGCCAGCGCGGCAATAATCAGAGTGATCGGAGCGGTCAGCAGTTGCATGGCCGCTCCGGCAAACATGGTCGCCACGCCATACACCCGCATGGCAACGGCTCCGGCTTTTAACACAATATTCCAGGCCGCCAGTGCGACGCGGCAAACGCCGGTCCACAGCGCTAAAAGCTTTGACTGGATCCACAGCGCGGCCAGACCAATGCGGGTCGTCAGCAACGACGGGCGTAACAAGTTCAGCGTCCATAACAGGGCTTTCCATGCACCGCCCAGAACTTTAGCGATCGCGCTCAGACCCACCATCGTGAATCCAAAAATACCCATCACGATGTTTGTTGCCGCTCCGGCCAGCCCAAAGGACAGCACGCCCAGGGTGATATAACCCAGCCAGCGGGCAATGTTGGGGAACATTTCCAGCCAGCGGGCAAACTTCGCCCCCACGTCGGCAACGCGGTTCATCATCGGCGTAAGAATAGGGATCAGCGTATTGCCCAAGGCCACGCGCATGGCGTAAAACGTCGCGACAATACGTTCCCACGGTTTCGCCATACGTTCGGCCATTTCCTGGGCGCGTTTCATACCGTCATTGCGGCCCAGTTCCGTGATGCTGCGGTTTAAAATTGCCTGCTGACCGTAGAGTTTTTTAATCACATCTGCGCCGCCGCCGAATGCATCATCTATGGCCTGCTGGGCTTTTACGTTTCCTTCAATGCTCTGGCCGTATTTGTCCTGTAGCTTTTGCAGAATTTCGCCCATCGGCAGCATTTTTCCGGTGGCGTCAACAAAGCTCATGCCCAGCTTTTCAGCGGCAGCGGGGGCGCTTCTCAAAAATTGCTCGTAAAAACTGCTCGAATCGGTCCCAACCTTGCGATAAAGCTGGCCCAGCACGGCGAACTGTTCATCCATGCTTATGCCGAAGTCATTACCGGCATTGATGGTCCCTTCGATAAGTTGCTGCATGGTCTGCATATCAACGCCGAAGTTCTGGACCATCCAGGCGGTTTTACCTGATAGCTCCTCAGCAAAGCGAACATTGCCCAGCTTCGATAGCTCACTATTGAATCGCGTTGCCATAGCGCCGATGTATTCGCCAGCTTCCTCGCCAGTGGCTTTCACGCCTGCCGCAAGGGTGTTAGCCGCCACAGTTACGCGCGGTAAATCGGCGTCCGAAAGGCCAGCCATAGCGCCTTTTATCGCATAGCTGGAATTAACAACATCAACCGCGCTTTTGCCGTAGCGAATGCTGAATTTCAGGGCTTCGCTGGACAGCTTTTTCAGCGTGTCTTCTGCAACGCCTTTGGCTCCGACTTGCGAAAGCGCAGCATTCATTTCATACGCGGGGCCGACCACGCCCGCGATGGACTGGGCAACGCCCCAGACCGCCGCCGCACCGATACCGATTTTTGTAAAGGACGCCTGCGATTTTTCGGCAAAGCCAGTCAGCGAAGACTGGGCCGTTTTTAGTGGCCGCGTCAGCTTATCAATCAGGCTCAGCGTAAAATCCAGGTGGCTCATATCAGTTTCCGTTAAAGGCTTTGGCTATCCCTTCCGCCGTTTTATTGGCTCTGGTCTGGGCGAAATATTCATCCAGCCATAGGGCGCGGGCGATGCTTTCTTCGTCGTCAGGTTCGTGCGGGAGGTAGTAGCGGCGCAGGGCAAGATATTGCTCCAGCCCGTTCGTGCGCATGGCCGCCACCCGCGCCGCTAGTTTTTTACTTCGATCTCAAGCTTCGGCGAGTAAATTTCGTTTACCTTCTCAACGATCTGCATTTCACAGCCTGGGTAATCTTCCATCAGCTTTTTTAATGCCTCTTTGGATTCGGCATCAACAATGCGGCCCAGATAGGTGACCATTGGCGCAACCTTGTTGGTCATGGTCATTTCGTTGATCAAATTGTTGTAAGCGGTTTTGTTCGGCTCAAAGCTCAGGCTGACGCCCGCAACGGTCAGGGCAATTTTTTTAGGATTAGACTTGCTCATTTTGTTACTTCCTTTCGTTGTCGAATGATGCCCACCAGGGCGTTATGTCGTGCGGCGCAATCGGTGTATATCTGCCGATAGGCTGTTAATGCCGCGTCAAAATCATGGCCGGTCGGTCCTGCCAGCCTGGGCAGGCTCACCGGGCAAAGGGTTAGCTGGTTTTCCTGATAGGGTTCGCTCGTTACTGGCCGCCAGTTCGTTGAACAACCGGACGTAATCATCAGAAGCACACACATTGTTAAAAACCGGCTTAATGGTTTCCGTGCGGATAACCCGTTCGGTGTGGATCTCATTGGCTTTTAACTCCGCGAGTTTCTTTTCCAGCGCTTCGCCGGACTGCCGCGTAAATTCCACGACAATCTGGCGCGTTTCTTCTGTCGCCTTACTGGCGGCCAGTTCCAGCTTTGCGTTGTGCCAGTCGTGCGCCTGCCAACCTGCTGACATAGCAGCAGTCAGGATCAGGACCAACCCCAGCAAGTTACGCATCAGCGAACCCCGTTATGCTCAAGTGAAAAATGGTTGCCGTCCGGCCTACTGAACCGGCCACCCCATGATCCGCCGATGGATTCCCAGTATTCACCCAGCGGGCGATAGGCGGCGCTGTCGGTCTGGTATTCCCCGTTGATAAACAGGTTGAAGTCCACTGCCAGGCGCTGGGTATGCAGGCTGTTTGCAATACCGCTGCCTTTTTTGGCGTTTAGCGCGGCCTGCTCTGGCGTGCGGTAGGCTTCGCCAAACGTCAGGCGATAGCCTTTTTCCTCTGCGAAGTGGATCAGGTTTGCGATCATCACGGTGAAAAGCTGTTGTTTCTCACTCAGTTTCATTGCGTTTGCTTCCCCATCGTTTCATCCAGTATTCCGCCAGGCGCCTTAAACCGGCCTCAATAAAGGCGCTTCCCAGAATGCCCAGGGCGCAGGCAATCCCCACGACGACCAGTTCCGGCATATCGGGAAATTTCAGCAGCGGGATCGCGGCAAGCGGTGCCACCGCAGCCCCCAGAATCATTCGCCCAAACAGCAGGCGGGCAGTGATTTGTTCACTGCTGACCATCAATTGCCCCAGACCAATCACAGCCCCAATCAGCAGCAGCTTAGCCAGCAGCGAAGTTTCTCCATTTGGCATCGTGTTAACCTTTCAGATCGCGAGTGTCGCGGGCTGACAGGTACGGAACGCCGTCAATCGCCACAAAGTCGGGGCTGGTCACCATGAATTTAATTTTCTTCGTGGTTTTGCTGGCCTCGTTGGGGTTGATGTTCACGATGTCAGACAGCGCAGGAACGCAGCCAAACACCTCGATTTTTTCTTCGTCGTCTCCAGCGTTCGCATAGAACAAAAAGTCCTTTGCGGGGATGCCGCGCCACGAACCGGCAGCACGCGCTACGGCAGTAAACTTTTTAAAGTTCTGGGAATCGACCTCGATTTCCACGTCCGCTGAAACTGACCCTTTTGTATGGCCGTTCGGCACGCCACGGGTTTGAGCCACGGCGCTGTTATCGGTAATGGTGACGGTCGCGTTTTCAACGTGAATCATGACCCCGTCATAGTTCACATCAAACGATCCGCCGCTAATGCGCTCGGTCATTGGTTGCTCTCCAGTGAAGTGTCCAGTTCGATGCTGACGCCGATTTCTTTCGCGCTCTCATACGGTCGAACCACAATATAAATCTGCACCGCAACGTTGCTGGTCCAGGTGATGGTGATGTCACCGTCCTGCGGTGGCTTCACTTCGCCGGGGAATTCCACGCCGTTAATCTGGGTCGAAATCGCCATTTCACGCAGTGGCTTGCCGAAATACGTCTGGTGCGCTGCGATGCTGCCCGGCGTGCTATTGAGTGAGCGATCCGCAATTTTTGGAATTGCACGCAGACGGACGCGGCGGGAAGCTTTATCAACCACGCGAACATTTTCGATCACCTGATAGTCGCCGCCCTCGACATCCAGGGTGCGGCCGTCTGACCAGTAAATCCCGTCATAATCGTGGTACCACATTGGCACGCTGTAGCGGGCGGCCTGTAATGCCTGAAGCGTTGCCAGTTCAAGCACTGCGCCAGTTCCATCAACGGGCAATTCTGCATTGCCCAGGGACAGCAGGGCACCAGTTGCAACGCGGGCGGGGCTATCAGCCACCGTTACTGAACGATTACACAGGCGACCGGCAAGCACGCCCGGCTCATTACCCCAGATGCGTGGGACAAGCTGAACGCCCGGCGCGGCAATGCCTTCCTGCAATGCCGAAAGTCGCCCGATGTAATCGATCCATGCCTCTTCCTCCGCTGGACCATCAACCGCGATCATCATCCAGACAAATCGACCATAACTTGCCTGGAGATTGGCGCGCGTTGATGATGCAAATTCGATAGAGGTCTTACTCGCTGGCGCTGACACCAGGACAACCCCTTCAACGGATGCCACGCTTTGCGCGTCATATACAGCACCAATCCACGACGTGTCGTTAGCGGCATTTTCTGGCTCTGCTAAAACGTGCACATACGCAAACCAGTTTTGACCGGCGTTATCGCGAGCGGCCGAAACGATCGATTTCAACACGCTATCTTCACTACCCAGCGCTTTGTCCAGATCGCTGCCTGTATTCAACGGCTGGGTTTTACCAACATTTTCTTTTCCGTAACCTACGAAAAGTACAACTCGCTCAACTTCATTAGTCGTGCCGTTATAGCGATTTACCTGGCTGACATTGACTGATGGCCACGTCATTTTTACCCCCTGATATCCTGCGCGTTGACGTCCCAGCCGAAGCCGATTGCCTGCATTTGCCGCGCTATGATTTGGTTAAATTCATCGTTACTGACACCCAGAAAAACGCGGCCCGGAATGTCTATGGTCCACGTGCGTTTGGCTGGCGTTCCTTTCAGCTTGCGGATAACTAAACCCGCCTGCGCCATGCTCATGGTTTCCATGATTTGTTTGCTGGACGGCTTCACCCAGCGCTTACCCTTGCGGACCTTGTAACCCAGCGCCCGCAGGCGCTTTGCCTGACGCGGCAATGCGGGCTGGTTTGCCTGCGGTTTACGCGGGGCGGTGCTGGCTTTCATCTGGATCCGCGCACCATCCTGCTGGACCGCACCGACCAGACCCGCCGCGACGGGCTTATTTCCGTTGCGGTAATTGCCGCCTTTCAGGTAAACGCGTACCCCCTGAATTTCCGGCATTTCCCGCACGGCCAGCAGCTTGGGCAATCCCTTTAGCATCTTTCCTTTGCCACGCTTGCGCGGCTCCCACGGCGTGCCGTCCGGGGCCGCCTGCTGGCGCTGGTGACGTTTTGACGCCACAACAATGCCCAGCTTTGCGATTCGCCATAAAAGGCGCTGGCGCTTGCGTGGGGGAAGGTCGGCCTGGGCCAGCTTTTCGCGCATCAGCTTTAGCTGTTGCTGGTTTAGCTCGCCACGGATCACGACGCGTCACCGGTCTGGACAATAATTTCGGCTTCCTCTGCCACCCAGATTTCTGGATTGACGATATCCCACGATTTATCCCTGAACGGGATAGGGCCGTTTGCCACTTCACGGATGATCACCGGGTCAGCCAGCCCGACGACCACATCAAGGATGCACGCTCCCTCGTCGTCGAACTCCGGGTCCACGGTCGGATCGGCTAATTTCAGCTCGTCGCGCAGCTCGTTGGCGTGCTCATCCACCCAGGCCAGCACCAGGGCGTAAATCAGACCTGGCGAATACTTGCGAAACGGGAAGTTATCCCACGACAAACGGCCGCTGTACGTCAGTACACCGATGCGGCGCTGACCGTTTCCCATCGCTTTCGCGCTGCGCACCAGTTCGCAATCGTCCATTGAACTGGAAAACATCTGCATGGCATCGCGTGGCAGGTTCGCCGTGATAAAAGCCGTCAGGCTTTCCAGTTGGCTCATATCAAATGCACCCCTACGCGTGGCTGTTGCAGCATGTTTCGCATCACGTTGGCCGCTTCGGCCAGCAGATTGGCGCGGGTGTCCAGGCTTTCCTGTCCTGGGTGCGACTCACGTCGCCCGATGGTGGCGAACTCGCCCAGCAAGTCGGCTTTTGCCCGCGCATAAACAGCTTTTTTGTACTGGGCCGTTAACTGGTTTTCGTTCGCCAGCTTCGCGCCCGGTACGTCGGCGGCCCGTTCGCATCCTTTCCCGTTCCAGTAGGTCACCACGTCGGCCAGCGTCGTGTTAACTTCTGCAATGGCCGCCAGCAGGGCAACGCCTGCGGTGTCTGGCGGCAGATCTGCGGGCAGGGTGCGAGACATCTGAAATTCAGCCAGATCCAAATCAGGCCAGAACGCCACGCCGTTGGTGATAACGGTCGGCGTGATCGTTAACGGTTTGCCGCTGATACTGAAACTTGGGCCACTCATCGTTTACACCTTGTCTGCAATAGAAACGGGCTAACGGGATCCATAGCCAACAACCCAACGGATTGATGCCTCCCCCGCGCCCGTCCCGGCTTGCGGGAGTCGTTATTGCTTGGTCAGGCCGTTAATCCGGGCGCGAATCTTGTCGCGCATGGTCCTGACTCCGGCGTTTGTATTGAACGCGTGCGCCTGGGCCAGCAGGGCATCAGCCTGTTCAAGCGTTTCCACATCATCCACGGCAGTGGCGCGGGGCTGGCCCTTCTCGTCGCGCAGCATGTAACGCCCCGCGAATTTGAACCACTTCGCGTTAATGTCTTCATGCAAACGCCACTTTTCGCGGATGTTTTCAAACGTGCGGCCAAAATAAGGCTCAATGCTGTGACCGGCTTCCGCCTGTCTCGTTGCCCACTCCAGCACCGTATCGGCCACAAATGCGGGCATGGTGCTTTTGAAGTTTTCCGGCATCGCCTGGTTCTCAGAGATAGCCACGTCGGCCCAGTCCAGCGCCTTACCCATTTCCCCCGTGTCGAACAACCAGATCACGCAGTAAACCAGGGCCGGATTTGCGAAGCGGGCATCGCCGGCAAGATAGGATTCAACTGTCGGCATCCAGCGCGGCAGAAGGACATCGCGTTTAAATTCGATGCGGTCTTCGGTACGCGGCAGGCTGCGAAGTTGTTCAACATCCTTTTCCAGTTCCAGCATTTGCAGGTGGAAGCTAACCGGCGACGATGTCAGGGCTTCGCGTTTATCCAGCGCTTTTGCGGTTTTAATGCGTGCACGGTGTCGCTGACACGGGGACATAGCCATTTTTATTCACCCCCGCCCTGTTCTGGGTCTTCCTGTACTGGGGCGTCAGTTGCCAGGGTGATTTTGTCGTAGGCGGCGTAAAGCTCGTCATGTTCGACGGCGTAACCTTCCATGCGCAGATAGTTATTCTCAAAGCGCTTGCGGTCGTCGACCCATTCCGCCTTGCGCTTGCGGGTTCCCTGCTGGGTGTAGATATGCAGGTTGTCCAGCGTGGTAACAATCAGACGACCTTCCGGCATAAACGGCGGTGTGTACACGGTGCGGCCAGCGATCTGGCGGCCAATCAACTGCGCCGCAACTTTCTCGGTCGGGCGGTCAATTTTGTTCATCAGCGTGGTGACGTCTGCGCCGATAAGATCGGCGGATGCCAACACAACCAGACGCGGGTCATTGCGGAACGGTTCATAAATACAGGTATGAACGAGGTCGGTTACAGCCGCATCCAGTCCCATGAAATCAGCATTCGCTCCACCGATAGTGACGTCACCGGTGATGATTTGCTCCGGGGTACGTTCCTGGACAATTTTATGCCAGCCGATGTTGACGTCTTCGCCGTTCGGGTTGGCGTCCGGATCGGTGTTTTCTGCTGCGCTTGTACCGTTAAAGGCGACTCGCAGCATATCCAGCGCAAATGATTCATTGCTGAATGCCTGGATGCGCTGGAAGAACTCCTCCTCGCTGCCTGCATTGGCCCAGACAACCAGCAGGGAGTAAGGCAGATATGAGCCGGAATCCGTTTCGACCAGCTTGTATTCATTACCGCCAACACCCAGCGCACGTGAGAAGCGTCCGTCTTTTTTACGCCCGGTGTAGATTCCTTTTTTACCTGTGGTAACCACCTGCCCGGTGATCTGGTCCACGTCCAGGACGTTAGGCAGCAGGCGCAGGAATTCAGAACTTTCCAGCAGCGCATTGCGCAGTTGGGTTTCTTTCGGGTTTGTCAGCGAGAAGTATCGCGACGTGTCCACCTGACCGTTAGCTTTCGCCAGGCCTGCGGCAAACTTGCGCAACATCTGCTCTGCTTTTGGGGTTAATTGCATTTTGTTTTATCCCTGGAAAGAAAATTGATTAAATAAATTCAAACGGCTTATTACTGCCGCCTGGCGCATTGCCAGGGCGCTGCGTGCCGCCGCTTTCCATTGCGGACAGCTTGGTCAGCACGGTAGTTAGTTGCGTGGTCAGGTCGGCCATCTGATTGCCACCGGTCGGGCGGCGTGCCGAAAACTCACGGCGACGGCTGCGGCGCGGGCGCTTGGAAGGGGTCACGTTGAACGCTTTCATTGCTTTAGCCAGGTTGGCTTTTGCCACGCTGAACTCTGCCGCTTTGACTTCGTCTTCCGGGTTCTCTGCGACATCCTGCGCCAGTTCTGCAACTTCTGCGGCAGCGTCGGCGATTTCGTCGGCGATGTCTGCCACTTCCTCGGCTGCCTGCTCTGGCGTATCGACGTTATCAGCGTCACCGCTGGCAGCGTCTTTGCCGCTTTTGACTAAATCCAGCAGTTGCTGGATGAGGGCTTTTAACTCTTCCATTTTCTGTTCCTCGCCCTCATTGGGCTTGTCGGTGTTAGGTTCTGGTGTTGGCGTAAAATCTTTACGAGTCGAAAATAATTTCGACCAGAAAGAATCTTTTTTTTCTGGCTTACTGGTCTGCAAGTTACCCAGGCTGAACGTTTCCAGGCTTCCGCGCTCCGCGTCCTTTTCTTCTCCAGCCAAAACAAATTTAAGTTTCTCAGTTCCTAAACTTGCCGGAATATCTGTTACAGCCAGCCCGAAAAGATATTCCCGTCCACTGCCTGCAAAATCAGTAACAAATTCAGCAGACGTAAACAGCTTTTGCCCCATGCGGTTGGCATCAATTAAGAACTGGTTAGGGATTAACTGGGCATATAGTTTGGTGACGTCACCTTCCGTCTCAACTTTTAGCGCATCCACTTCGCCCAGGTTGCAGGTAAATTCACGCTCGCCAATATCGTATTGCGGATGATGCGGCCAAATCATTGCCGTGTAGGTTTTGCGGGAATAGGTTTCCGCAGCGTCAATTAACCATTGCGCTTCAATGGTGCGACCGTCCACGGCCTGCCCCGATGTGGCGATACATAGCCAATCAGTCCGGTAACTGGGTTGCGTCATAACTGACCTTCAATAATGAAATGATTAATACAATTCGTTTGTGATGGTCAGTATTGCCAATTAAATAAAACGGCGCGACAACTCAATTTCTTATGCATTCGGTTATAACTGGTTAGCCACCTTTTACCGATATTTAATTATCAAACGGGTTAAATATTCCCGTCATAATACCCTCATGGCTAAATACTCCGATGAATTAAAAGAAGCGGCCCGCACGCTATACATTAAAAGCTGGACGCCGAAAGATATTGCGCAGGAATTGAATATTCCACCGCGTACCATTTACCACTGGGCTGACGTCGGGGAGTGGGCATCACTGCTGCCTGTCGAATCAGTGGAAAATGTCATCGCCCGACGCATTGACCAGCTCTCCCGCCGCGAGAAAAAAACGGCGCTGGAACTGGAAGAACTACGCGATCTGATTGCCCATCACGTCAAACTTATGGCGCAGCGAAACAAGCACGCTGAAAAGCTGGCCGAAATTCAGACCAAAAAAGCATCCTATGACGGGGAGGGCTACTGCCTCAGCAGTGCAGGCGGGGAACCTGGGGAAAGGGAAGGAAAACGCCGGTATAAGAAAAACGACGTTTCCGGCCTGACGCCTGAAATGCTCGACACCTGGGCGCGGGAACATCTTTTCGAATACCAGCTACATTGCCGCGAGCATAAAGGCGAAGACTGGCGCTTTATCCTTAAAAGCCGTCAGGTCGGCATGACCTACTATTTTGCATGGGAAGCATTTGAAGACGCTGTGATCAGCGGTGATAACCAGGTCTTTTTCTCCGCATCCCGCGCACAGTCGGAAATCTTCCGCGAATACATCGTTCAGATTGCACAAAATCATTTCGGTATCACGCTGACCGGCAAAAATATCCGCCTCAGCAACGGCGCAATCCTGCGCTTTCTGTCCACGAACGCCAGCACCGCGCAGGGCTTTAACGGCCACCTGTATGGTGATGAAGTCTTCTGGATCCCGAAATTCACGCGCCTGCACGAAGTTGCCAGCGCAATGGCGACGCACAACAAATACAGAACGACCTACTTTTCAACGCCCAGCGCGAAGACGCACCAGGCCTACCCGGTATGGACCGGTGAAGAATGGCGGGGCGACGATCCGAAGCGCAAAGGGGTTGAGTTTCCAAAAGAAAACGCCATGCGCCAGGGCATCATCTGCCCGGACGGGATCTGGCGATATATCATCACGATGGAAGACGCCATCAAAGGTGGGCTGGGTGCGCTCGTCGATATTGAGCGTCTCCGCAACAAGTACAACCCGACCGCGTTCGCCATGCTCTACATGTGCCAGTTCGTTGACAGCAAAGACGCGGTCTTCAAATTCTCGACGTTGGTCGGCTGCGAAGTGGACCGGGCAACCTGGGGCGACTATGACCCGACCGCCGCGCGGCCATTCGGTAACCGCGAAGTGTGGGCGGGCTTCGACCCGTCGCGCTCCGGCGACAACTCCACTTTTGTGATAATTGCGCCACCCATTCACGACGGTGAACGCTTCCGCGTTCTGGCCTGCTGGCAATGGCAGGGCTTTAACTTTAGCTGGCAAGCAGACCAGATACGCCAGCTTATGCGCCGCTTTAATATCACCTACATCGGGATCGACACAACCGGCATCGGCAAAGGGGTGTATGACCTGGTCAGCAAGTTTGCCCCACGAGAGGCGAACGCCATTCTTTACAGCGTCGAAAGTAAAAACCGCCTGGTGATGAAGATGATCGACGTCGTGGAACGTAAGCGCATTGAATGGGCGAAAGACGCCATAGACGAAACCAACAAAGAGCGCGTCGAAATCCCCGCGTCGTTTATGGCTATCCGGCGCACCACAACTAACAGCGGCAACGCGTTAACGTTCGTTGCTGAACGTTCCGACGCAACCGGCCACGCGGATGTTTTCTTCGCTATCTCGCACGCCGTAATAAACGAACCTATCGATCACGAATTTGACCGCCCATCGACCTGGGCTTTTGGGAAAGCAGCATGACGACTAAAAAACAGCGTAAAGCGAAAAAATTCAGGGCTGCAACCGGCAGCAACGTTGAAACGTTCACGCCAGGGCGCGGAAGTGTGATCACTTTTGGCGAACCAGAACCCATCCTGACGACCGGCACCGATTATCACAACATCTGGTATGACAACGAGGCAGATCACTGGCGACTCCCGATTGACCGGCTGGCGCTGGCCCAGTTGCCGAACCTTAACGGCCAGCATGGTGGCGTATTGTATGCGCGGCGCAATATGGTTGCCGGTGGCTATATCGGCGGCGGCCTGACACCTGACCAGGTCGAACAAGCGGTGTTTGATTACCTGTTGTTTGGCGACGTCGCTATCCTGAAAATTCGTAACGTATTCGGGGAGGTGATCGACCTGCTGCCGCTGCCGTCGCTTTATCTGCGATGCCGGAAGGACGGAACGTTCGCCATTCTCCAGGAGGGGCCAGCGCTGATTTATGACCCGCAGGACATCGTCTTTTTCAAAATGTATGACCCACGCCAGCAGGTTTATGGCCTGCCGGATTACATCGGCGGGATCCATTCCGTTTTACTTAACAGCGAAGCGACCATCTTCCGCCGTCGCTATTACAACAATGGTGCGCATATGGGCTTTATTCTTTATACCAGCGACCCAAATTTAACGCTGGAAATGGAAAACGAAATCAAAGACAAGATTGCGCAGTCCAAAGGGCTGGGCAACTTCCGCAACATGTTTATCAACATCCCCAAAGGCGACCCGGACGGGGTCAAAATCCTGCCAGTGGGTGAAGTCAGCGCAAAGGATGAATTTCTGAACATCAAAGGGATCACCGCGCAGGATATCTTTACCGCTCACCGCTTCCCCGCAGGACTGGCGGGCATCATTCCGACGAACGGCGCGGTAATGGGCAACCCTGAAACTGCCCGCACGACCTACCGGAAAGACGAAGTTATCCCGTTACAGCGTAAATTTATGAATGGTGTTAACAATGACCCGGAAATCCCGCCGCGCTTACATCTTAATTTTGACGTTGAATTGCCGGTAATTACCGCCGATAAGGGCGAAAAATGAGCGCAATTAGTTTAAAATCATCCCCATTGTTAGCAATGGCGTGCGGGATGGTGAACATGCGAGTTTTTAAAATTAAATGCCCTGAATGCGGCCAACCGGCCATCATTCGTAAATCTGACTGGAAAGATAAAAAACTGGCGGATTTATACTGCGCTTGCACCGAAGTTGAATGCGGTCATACGTTTGTGTTTAACGCCTCGTTTTCTCACACTCTCAGCCCCAGCGGGCTGACAGGTAACAAGCTGGTCAAATTTCTGATTGACCGGCTCAAGCCCGAAGAACGTCAGTTCGCGCTGGAGTTACTTAATGGTGGCGCTACCTAAGGTTTTACGTTAGAAGCGTGCTAAAGTTACCTTAAGCACGTTTAATTTAAAAAAGTAATTTTTATGCATTGTTGAATTATTATTTATCATAGGAAACCATTTATGCGAATTACTACCGCTACAAAATCCTTTTCTGATGGTTTTAGTGAGAAAGATGATATCTTTGGCCGGGTGAAGCTTCACAATGTTATTATGCGAGTAGCGCAGAACGCGCCAGATAAAAGTCTTGTGCTAGCGCTTGATGATAAATGGGGTAATGGTAAAACATCATTCGTCAAAATGATGGAATCTGAAATAAAAATTAATCATTCAGAAGGTTTTGATGTTATTTATTTTGATGCGTTTAAAAGTGATTATCAATCCGATCCATTTGTAGCATTAACCTCAAGTATTTATTCACTAATTAACAAAGAAGAAGGTAAACTAAAATCATTAGGCAAAGAGCTTTTGGAAGTAGGAAAAAAGCTTGGTGCCTCGTTTGCAATCAATGGGGCTAAGTTTGCAATAAATACTTTGTCAGGTGGTTTGTTGAGTGGCACTTCACTTGAAAAAGCTGGAGAGACTATAACAGATGCGATTACGTCTCCTGTAGAAGAGTACATTGGGGAAAAAATAAAAACCAGTGAGAACGAACTTGCCACCATAGAGCATTTTGGTAACTTAATCACTAAAATTCATGAGGAGAGCGGCAAGAAAATTCTCTTCATTATAGATGAACTGGATAGAGCAAGACCCGATTTTTCACTTGACCTTCTCGAAAAAATAAAGCACATATTTTCTGTTCAGGGTGTGATATTTTTATTGGTCGTCAATCGTGAACAATTTGAAAAAAGTATTGAGTGTAGATATGGCAACATAAATTCTCGTTTATATCTTAATAAATTTGTTCACTATTGGTTTACGCTTCCTAAGAAAAGTTATTTGTCGCCTAATTGCCTGGCGAATTATAGCCACTCAACTTTAAAAAGACATTTATTAAACATTGATACAGGTAATAATTTCTTTGTGCGAAATGGTAGTTTAATTAATACTCTTTCTTATTTGCTTGAAGTCAATCATTGCTCTTTAAGAGAGGCGGAACGATGCTATTCTGTATTCGCAGTTATTGACAATCCAAATAAAATAAACAATTACTCAAGTGACTCTTATAAAGTTGCATTGGGATTGATTGCTTTCTTGAAAGTTCATGACTCACAGTTGCTTTCAAAATTGGTTTATAAAACATGTAATGCCGATGAGGTTTTTTCAGAATTATCAATTCAAAAAAATCATGTTTTTGAAATCTCTGAAGTGTTTGTTCTGAATAATTTATTTAAGTATCATTATGCTAATGAGGAAGAATTAAAGAACTATAGGGAAAAAAATCAATTCGTCGATATCGAAGGTGGCTACGGAAGAAAAGTACCGGTTTTCGAAAGTATTTATGAAACTGTAGAGGGCTTTGAGGTCAGCTACTGATTATTAGGAAGGTTTCATATCTAAATCATCAGAGTTAGATGACATGTTGACTCAAGCAATATAGTTGTGGTCAACATGTCAAATTACATGGTGGTTCTAATCTCGTTAGCGTAACTTCTTTGAGTACTCTCCAAAGGGATCATGCCTTATTTGAAGTGTGTCTATGTTATGATGATCTCGTAAATAACCCCATAAATTATCGATTTTTTCTTTTTCATCATTTCTTGGACGTGTTATTAATTCTCCGTTGGTTTTGACACGGTAAATCTTGCCGTTAATTTTAAGACAACTTCCCATAAGCAGCGAAACGGCCTGCGCCTTTGAAATTTCCATTGAATGAAGGGAGGCTTGAGCCAGCAAATTGGTAACCGCTGGTGCAAGCGCGGCCCGTCTGGCTTTTTCCTCTGCCGATTTTGAGTTAGTTTTCTCCACTGCTGCACGCCAAGCGACATCCAGTTCACTGCCTGGGTCATACGGTGAATCTGATTTTACCCTTCTGACAGGCGTATCCAGCAACCGGCGAACCAACTTGCGCCGCGTGGCCGCGTCCATTCTTTCAAAATCGACCATTTCTTCCTCTGAATCGTCTGTCACTTCCTCCACATCTGGCGACAAATCGGTGATTTTTTCGTCTTCCGTAGAGTTATTGACAGAACTCCAAGCGTCGCCGGTTGGCGACGGCAAAACGGCAACCCCCAAACCGGGGCCGCCTTTGGCCTCGGTGGTGGCTTTGGATTTGGCGCGAATGGTCCATTTAACAAGGCGGGTACAAATGCGGGAGGCATCGCCCAGGCGCGGCGACCAGACCCCGAAGACCTTTTCCGGAATCTCACAGTAAGCATTCATTTCATCGGCTGGCTGATAGGCGAGGCGGACGACATAGTTTTCACGCGGGATCAACACACCGCCCTGGCGCAATATGTATGTGGCGAAGCAACCCACATCGGCGGCGGCGCAGACCGCATCCATTTCGGGATCGGCCAGCATTGCCGCACCACGTTTGAAGGTATTCGCAATTTTGCGCTGGTTGGTTAGCTGGTTGCTCAGTTTGCGCAGTTCGCGATAAACGGACACAGGCGGCTGGCCCAGCGGTTGAAACTGGCGGATGCGGTGAAGCGATGCCCACGCCATTGCATATTTAGCCGTTTCATTCAGCGGCTTGCCTGTCTCGTCGTCCAGCTCACCGGCCAGCGCGTGGCCGTCGATATTCTTGGAAATATATTTCGCGATGTATGCCGTTGCTGACCCCTTGCGCGGATCCATTTTTTTGGACTTGAAGCGAGCGCCGGTATTGCGGCCCAGTTCGTCGCGGTCCTCCGCAATGAAGTAAGCGCGAAGGATCGCGACGGTGGCTTTAACCTCCGCCTGCGGCATGAATAACAGGGCGTGCCAATGCGGCGTGCCGTCGTGGTGTGGCTCCGCGACACGGAAGCCATAAGGGCGCAAATCTTCACGTTTCAGTTTGGCGGTTGCTCGGTTCCAGACGCGGCATAAATACCGCTGCGCCTGGGCAACGGTGGTGTGATTCCACTTGCCGTTATGGTGACCGGATTCGACATTGCTGTGATATTTGGACGGGCAAGTGATGGTCAGGAAGATGCCCACATCGCCGCGCTGTTGTGCGACAAGCTCCACGCCAGCCATACGCGCCATTAGCTCATGGCGGCGGATCGCCGGATTGGACGTGGACTTGTTAATCATATCTTCAAGCGATGAAACGTTGCCGTCTTCGTCGACAAGCTCATGACTCTTGAAAAATTCGCGGTTCTTCCGGCGCTGTTCCTGCCATTCAACTAGGCTTGAGGCGCTTACATAGGCGTGGGCCTTGCGGTGAACCGCGCCGACTGCACGCAACTGGTTTTCGCGCCAGTCGCAGCGAAGACGCCAGATTTTACGGCCCCACCAGTCCGGCGAGCACATGCGCAGAATGGCGGTAAAGATCCGATCACGTTCCCACGGCGCGGTCCATGCAGGAGGCACAACGCGGAGGGCCAGCATTTCGCGGCCCAGGTGGCAATAAATCCAGTCCAGTTCTTCAACGCTCATGCCCTCGGCGGTCAGGCCCAAAGCGGCGCATTCAGTTTCAAGCATTTCAGCCAGGCGGTTGGCAATCTCATGCGCGGCGCTTAACGCTTCCCGTTTGGTGAAATCTGCCAGGCGCTGCCAGCGTCCATGCCAGTAGGCGGCCAGTTCGCTGTTGAGGTCTGTCGCAACGCCTTGTTTGCTGCGCACGACATCAAGACGCAGTAATGATTTTTTCACGGTCCCCATAAGAAAATCATTAATGTGTCGGGCTTCACGGTTGGCGCGTAACCAGTCGATTTTTTTGCGCCAGACTTCGCGGATAAAAAACGGTTCAGACAACAAACGGGCCTCCACTCCTTCCGGCGTGTTGGCCCATGCGGCTGCGGCGGCCTTTGCGGTGGCCATGTCTTTTCTTACCATTTCTTGATGTACGGCAAACGGCAGGCCGTGCGGCTCGTATTTGTCCAGCGCATGGATCAGCGCCCCACGATTGCGAACCTCAGCCGGGTTATAACCGGCGCGTTTGATAATCCGGTCGATATACTTTTCAACGGCAGGGTGATGCGCCACCGCCCCGGCGAGCGGGGCAAGCTTTGCAGATTCAAAGGTAAACGCCCCGATAGCGGGGCGGGGCTTATTCCAGGGCCAGGCGAAATCCGTCATTTCTTACTTTCCACGTTGTACCTTTCGTGGGTCAGCAATGACCAGACCTTGCCGCCGTCCTTACTCAACAACCGCCAGCGGCAACCCAGGCGGATCACCAGGTAATGATGTGGCGCAATGCGGGAATAATTTTTTCGGCCTTTCGCGTACTGGCTTAATTCAGCGGTTGCACGCTTGCTTACGCACAGCGGCGCGGCGCATGAAATCTGCAAACGGATAGTCACTGGAAAGACTCCGCAGCCGTCGCGATCATTTCTTTGTATGTCGCATCCCCCATTACTGGGCCACAGTCCGGGCAGCGACCACCACCGGCACGCCCACAGCCGTCGCACACTTTGAGGACGCCGATCACCTCGCTGGCGGCTCCCCTGGTATTGGCGTTCACGCTTACCGAGCGGTTAACGCTGATTTCCTGGAATTTGAAAGCGCTGTAAATCTCACGTGTGGCTGGGGTATCGCTGTTTGACAGGATCACCGGCGAGCCGGTCAGGCGGTTGGCCGCCAGAAGGGCCGCCGCTAACTGACGATGTTGTTTCTCACCAAACGGGGCGGTGTGGTACTGGGTAAAATTGGCTGTTTCGCTCGCTGGCAGGTACGGCGGATCGCAGTAGATAACGGCATCACTGCCAATCATAATTTTTAATGTGCTCTGGTAGTCGCAACAAACGAAAATAGCTTTCGTGTCGTTGGCCTTTTCAGAGAACAAGCGGATCTGTTCTTCGGGGAAGTAAGGCGGGTTTTTGTGCTTACCAAATGGAACGTTATATCCACCCTGGTGGTTGTAGCGAACAACGCCGTTATAGCCGTGGCGATTCAGATAAAGGAATTGCGCAGCGCGAAGAATCTTGCCGGCATCCGGGCCGTTTTCGAAAATTTCACGCGAAGAAAGATAATCTCTGGCGCGGGCGTTGAAATCCTCACGGACCCACAAATAGCCCTCTTTGTCGCCGTAGATCTTAAACAACGGTCGAGCGGCGTTAATCACCGCATCCGGCCAGCGCATTATCTGGCGATAAAGGTTAATCAAGTCGGGATTAATATCACCTAGGATATAACGGCGATATTCAGTATTGAGGAAAACAGAAGCACCGCCGACAAACGGTTCAACCAGGCAATCCGCCTTAGGCAGCAAGGGCAGCAGATCGGGAATTACGCGGCTTTTACCACCAGGCCATTTCACAAGCGAACGAATCATTTTACTTTCTCCAGGGTGCAAGAAGCCCGACGCGTTAGCGCCTGTTTCTTTTTTGTGGTCAGTTATTTGTTAATTGGTTGGTTTAACTGGCTCTGGCGGCTTGTCACGTAAAGCCTGCATTTCAGCGCGGGGCGCGGCGTAGTCCTCAAATTCCCACGGCATTGACGCGGCGAACTCCGAAAGGCGCTTAATCCCCATCATCAGGCAGGTTTGTTCCGCTTCGGTCAGATCTGCAAAGGCTAAATTCAGGTGGCTGCGGGTCAGTTGTGGTAAACCGGCCACGCGACTGGCGGCATCATTCGCCAGGATGAAAACCACTTTTCTGCGAGTTTCATCCAGGCGATTGAAGCGGGTTGCCGTATCGTTCACGCGGTTGGCATTCAAACTGGCTTGCAGTCTGGCGCGTTGCTCCAGGAAACTGCGGCGTCCTGGTTGCTGCCTTGCTTTATCCATGAACATATCCACCTCACCAGAACTAAGCGAAGATGCCCATCAGGCGGGCGAACCAGCGACGTTTATTGCGCGGGCGCGTCATGAAGGGCAAACGGCAATGTTTAATGAACTGCACGTCGGCGGCCTTTGGCTGGAAGAAACGACCGTCCGGGGTTTCAATCCAGCCACGGGTGTGGGCGCGGTGTGTTACCTGTTGGCTTTTGGTTAACAGGCTTGCGAAAGAAGGGCTTGTCGTCAGCGTAGTCATGATTAAAGCCCCATCCATAAAAGCCATGCGTCGCGCTGTTCAACTGGACGATTGTAAAACGCCTCACGAACGCCGCGATTAAACTCAGGCACAAAGACCAGCTTTTCCCCAGCCCGTGCTTTTGGTTTGGTCGGATCGCGGAATTCAACGACCGGCAGTTTGTTTTTTTCAATCATTGTTTGAACGGCGGTGCGAGGTTTCCCAAGCAATTCCGCGAACTTATCTGGGTGTACCGCATCAAGCGGGTACTGGATAACGTAATCATTCACGTCCATAACACACTCCATTCTCATTTGGTTACATGCTAACCTTGTAGGATCCAGCAGCTTTAAAACGGTTCAGGATGCTTCCTGAGGCGCTGGACTCACGCCCAAAAAGGTTCTGAGTCAATGACCTTTTCGGGTGAGTATAGTCATTAAGTCAGGACCAAATCAAATGAATCTTGCTCAAAAATTACGGGCTATCAGAAAAGCAGAAGGGCTAACACAGTCTAAATTCTGTGAAATCAGCGGGATAGCGTTAGGTACGCTAAAGAACTATGAAGGAGGTCATCAAGAGCCAGGCATACAGGTCATCATGCAGGTAACGAACACGACGCAATTTGAAAAATACACTCTGTGGTTAATGACCGATAAGACCGCACCAGAAGCCGGGCAGATTAGTCCGGTCGTCGCACACTCTGGGCCAGAAGAAACAACCTCGTCACACTCAGGCCGCAAAACTGGCTAACTATTCACCGTGCTTACATGCATTACAGATGCATGGTACTCGTTGAAAAGTTCGCTAAACATACTGGTACGACAAGTTACAAAGTTTTAAAAAGCGTAAATCGGAGGGTCTTATGAGTATTAAGAGACTCGATGATGGACGTTATGAAGTGGACATCAGGCCGCGCGGGCGCGAAGGACGTCGCATTCGCCGGAAGTTTGACAGGAAAGCCGAAGCGTTGGCCTTTGAGCGCTATACGCTGGCGAACGCCAAAACAAAAGAATGGGCTGGGCAGCGAGCAGATCGACGAACGCTCATAGAACTGCTGGATATATGGTGGAAGTATTACGGGCAGAACCTTGAGCGCGGAACGAAGGAGTTCAATCACTTGGTTAAAACTATAGGTGACATTGGCGACATCCCTGTCACCAGGTTGAGCAAACGAATCTTAATGGATTACCGCTCTGCAAGGTTGCGGGACGGAGTGAGTGCATCAACGATCAACCGCGACATTTACCGGTTATCTGGGATGTTTTCCAAGCTGATTAAACTTGATGAGTTTGCCGGTGCGCACCCCATCCATGGTCTGCCACCGTTGGCAGAAGCCAATCAGGAAATGGCCTTCCTAGACAAAGCGGAAATTTCGCAATTGCTGAGTTCTTTTACTGGGGATGATTTGCTCGTTGCGCTTCTGGGCCTCAGTACGGGCGGACGATGGTCTGAACTGGTAACACTTAAACCAGCGCAGATTGTTAACGCTCGCGTCACGTTCCTGAAAACGAAGAATGGAAAGAAACGCACGGTTCCGATATCTACCGAACTGGAGAGGATGATTAAGGAAAAGGCCAGCGGGAATTTATTCAACGTTGATTATGTGAGCTTTTGCAAGATTCTGAAGATGGTCAAGCCGGACATCCCACCAAATCAGGCAACACATATTTTGCGGCATACCTTCGCGAGCCATTTCGTGATGAATGGGGGCAACATCATTGCATTACAGCGCATCCTGGGCCATGCGAACATTCAGCAAACAATGACCTACGCACATCTTTCGCCGGACTACCTGCAAAATGCTGTGGCGCTTAACCCACTGGGTGGAGGCATCAGCCTTAGTTAGCCTCGTTTTGGAGACGGTGCGCAGGTATGCAAAACCTCCAGAAGATGATTCAGGTTCTCAGTATCTTCTGGAGTCTCGCAGAATCTTACGTAAGTAACTTTCTGCGAGAACAACACGGAGAAAGCTTTACGTATAAGCGTCAGGAAAAACAGGAATTTACTATCAGGAGATTTGCCACACATGACGAGTAACAGCATAAATAATATCCGTTTTGTTGGTCGTGGTGCCACTATAGACCACCTGGGGAAGGAATTAAACAGCGCTCATTTTGAGACCAAACGCGGCCCCAGATTTTTTTCGGCATCCTCAACTGCACTTGAATATGTGCAAGTGATTGTACCTGTTGCAACATCAGCGATAAGCGCCTTGGCCGCGATTATTATCGCCAAAGCGAAATACGGGAAAATTAAGGTTCAATATCGCGATGGGCCTGTATCGGAGGTTACGGCGAACAATACCAAGGAGATTGAAGACATTCTGAGAACAGCAAAAGAAATCCATCTGGATTGACCAAAGTGTCCACATTGCGTCCACACTTCGGGGTTTTTGAAACGGTTCCAGAGGGTTACAGACTTTTCTAAGTTGCTGTTTTCACTCAGTGTTATATGTAAGCCATTGATTAAAAGGTCACATGCACTATAAGTTAAAGCCAGCAATGCTGGCTTTTTTCATTTTGGGGAACTGTCATGGCTGAACCACAGCTGCTGTTGAATTACACGGGGCATCTGCCGGAATGCCCGACGTGGAGCGCAGAAGAGAACGCACTCTACTGGGCGGATATCCTGGAAGGCGAGATCCACCGTTACCATCTGCCCACGGCAGAA